GAATATCGTTGTATGCATCTTCAATTACCTTTAGCATGGCTTTATGGTCAACCACTGCATCCTGTGGAGAAAGATATGCTTCACGAGTCTTAAATACTGCATGATACATTGGCTTACCTTCAGCATCTTTCTTATGATCACCATTTTCATCAAGTGTTGGTTCCTGAGTTCTGAAGTTGACCTCACGGAGACTGTTCTTACAGATTTGGAAATCATTCATACGACGAGAAACATGATTCATTGTCATCTCATCTTCACCATTCATGTCAGTCCAAAGAGTGCCACCGATAAAGACAACATCGTTATGTTCCCAGACTTCTTTATCAAGGAAGTGAATATTGTCACCACATTGTTTCATGGCATCTCTTAGATAACCTGCAGAAGTAGCAAAGTCGCCATGATAATGCTCGTGATTACCCATAAGATAAACCACATGAGGAAAGTTCCTAGAGCAAGCAGTAAAAAAATCAAGATACCGATCAGTTTTAGCAGAAGATAAAATACTATCGGTGACACGAAGGTCAACAGCAGTACAAATATCACCAGATAAAACAAGAACTTCAGCATTCTGAGTATTCTCTAATTCAAGTTGTCCAAATTCAAGATGGACGTCCGAACAAATTGCGATTTTCATAATATTCTTTCAATAACTTAACCATCCAGTTATGATGGTCTTTTCTTTTGTATTTGATATTTGACCTTTATGAGTATATGTCCAATCAGCTGGCCAAATAAGGGTCAATCCTTTTTCTGCTTTAATAGTAAGTTTCTGATGGAAAAATTCAGTGCCACCGTCATCAACATCATTAAGATATGTCATAAAAACTAAATGTCTGTCTCTTATAAATTCATCTGATGAAGCACGTTCTGAATGCCACTTTTTAAACCCACCGCCAATTTTATAGTGTTGGATATTCATGGGTTCTTTTACAGAATACCCTTTAGTCCCAGAAGAAAATCCAAAAATATTATTATACTCATCTAGACAAAGTTTTAATTGTGACAAATATGGTTGAATTATTTGTATATTTGGTGGAATTACAGCATCAATAGAATCTTTTATTTCTGGAGTTGGTCCTTCTGGATTTTGACTAACACCTTCATTTTTTATAGTTGTTGGTTTCCAATATAAATCTACTAGATAATCGCAAATAGAAGAGTTTATATACCACCCCTTTATAAAAGTATCTTGTTTGTTTACTTCGTGTTCTATCATTGAATACTAAACTTCCTTGGTTTCATATCAGTAACAGAAACGTGAGCCAACAGTTCATTAAAGTCTTCCGTATTATCAACTGCATCAGCAATAATTTTAAGACGAGCAAGCACGACACCAGTCAAAGATAATGCATTAATATTATATTTCCCACATAGATTATGTAGGGTTTTATCTAGTTCATTACTCAGTGCTACTAGTTTCTGTTCGTCCATACTGTTCCTATAATCATTATCTGTCATGAAACTATTATACTCTACTTCTTAATTAAAGTCAAGTATTATATTCTCGGTTTACATCTGTTCGCCATTCTTGCATATACTCTTGCAATTCATTGGCTTCATCTGGAGAACAATCATACTTCATCTCTAGATGTTTGATAATTTCGTCAGGTTTTCTATTGAGTAATTCATCTACCTGAGTATACGACCATTCGATCATATGTTCATCGCTCATATCATACCAACAAGCAAGGTGTTGGTTTTTCTTGAGATCGCCTGACATTGCAGAATCCCAAAAAACATACCAACTACCATTGCTCCACCTACTGTAACTCATCTTTAATCCTCTTGTTTTGCTTCGCTCTTTCGGATTTCCAGAAAATACGCTTCCAATCCCTTAGATGCTTCCACCATTGAGGGGGACGAGCTAAATTCCCTTGCTTGACGTTCGCCATATAATTCTCCACCAAAGTCATTTAAAATTTTATCAATACGCTTCACTGTTTTAAAGTTGCGTGCATAATCCTCGGGGTGAAGCCAATAACCATCTGGATTATCTTCATCCTTGGGGTTTGCTTCCCACTGTTCATTCTCACTCTTCAAATAATCACGATAATCCGTAAGGGTCAATCGTGTAATATTATTCGCTGTTTCCATATCTATTTCTAAACCAATCATGCTACGCTCCATATGGCTTTTCCGCCAGTTGTTTCAAAATCATCAAAATTCAAACGGATATACGCTTGTCCTTCAACTCCCGCATTCTGCACATACCCTTGAATACCCCAAGACTTAACTTCGGTGACCACAACCATGGTACCTCCAAAGACTTCCTTACTGGGATCGACCTGTACAATATCGCCAATCTCAATCATAATTCTTTAACCTTTTCATACCTTTACTGGGAACGTGGACAATCCACTTATACTCATCGTTTACTTTAATGGGTAGATCCAGATGAACCAGCACTAGATCGGTCTCAATATAATCCTCTCTAATTACTTGTCCTACTACTGGGATACCGCCTACTTTTCCAGATACTCGATCGCTATACACCCACTTAGGTTTCGGCTTATCCGCATCACGCTTCTCAAAATAATCCTTAAGACTCGCCATAATCAATAGTCTCCCAGTATGTATCCTCGGGAAGGATCTCAATAGTTATTCCATTCTTACCAGCTTTATCAATCATATTACTAAGAACTCCCTGCCCATAGAAGTTGGTACCATAAGAATCCGTATGACACTCATAAGTGGAACCTGAAGATCCCTCAAATGAATATACGAATCCTTCTCTACTTACTGAGGTAATGCCACTATTAAGTTTCCAAGAATCACTCCCTGCATATCCACCATACCAACAAGCAAATACCTTGTAGATGGATGGATGATCATTACCGTCAATTTTAACAACTACCCATTTATCGGGATTATACACGCTCATATATTCCATACCTTATAATGTAATAGGGTAACACGACGAATCCTCCGACCATCAACATGGTGAGAAAGAATACAAAAGAGAGTACCTCCAATGGTGTCATGATCCATCTAATTAGTTCATTCATACTACCCTCCATAGACACCCCATTTCCTTATACAAAGAGTGATGATTAACCCTACAGTAAGTTCTACCGTAAATAAGCCAAGTATCACCCATAAAATAATCACTTAAAGGATTCCATCCACTTTAATAGGATATCCCTAGATTCTTGACGTGATAGACCAAAGTCACGCTGTAGATAAACTGCAGCCCCAAACATGTTGGTCACGCCAGAATCACGCAGGTTAGTGAGATATTCAAAATAGTCTTTCATACTTCCTCCATCTCTTTAATTAATAGGTGAGCGAATTGTTGACAGAAGATGTTAAACCATAGAGTGTCAATAACTTCCTCGGGTGCTCCAGCCAGTATAGCCAAGTTTTTCAGTTCGTCATTCATAATATATCCTACAAAGGTTTAGCACAAAAAAATTTCTCGGGGATTTTTCAGACGGAAAGAGGTTTTACATTGTGTAGGGTATAGAGAGATAAAATCGGTCGGTCGTACATAGCGTCCTCTACGAGAGACTCCCGTCCAACTCAATATAGATTTCAAAATACCCCTACCCCCTCACTACCTTACTCAGCTGCACATCGTACTTATGCTGGACCATCTTGTTGTCATAGTACCGAACAGTCGTAGCAAAGCCATCGCTGCTAGCCATACAGTGTAAGCAATAAGAAAGAGCATCGTTCTGCATACTGAAATCACCGACACGACGCTGACGTATAGCAGCAGTGGTAGTATAGAATGATACCCCATTAACAATAGCACGGATCTTAGCCACGGATACCACCATTCATAGCACGTACGCCACTATACATAAGAGCGAGACCAGCCACAGCAAATAACAACGCAACAGGTAATTGCGCATCGGTAGCATTATCTATACCACCAACAGATCCAAAGACCACGAGTAAACCGATGAATGTACGAATAGAGCCACGCATTATACTGATACCCCCATAGATGACCCCTCTATAGAGTGACCCCCACGAGGAAGACCAGTCAATTTTGATTCCATCATTTCAGAGAGGATAAATTTCGCAATGTTAATGTTCTTGCGAGCCTGATCAGTTGCTTGATCGTGACCGAAAGTCATCAGTTCCTGGGCATCAGACAACACCCCCATAGCAACCATTTCCAGACCAGACAGGCGAGCAGTGATTGACCCCATATATTCTTCACGGATATCGGCTTCGGTCATACCGTAGCAGTTCTTTTCAAATTCAGTCATTTTTACGTCCTTTTCAATTATCATACAGTAAGTATACCGTAAATCGGAATGAAAGTAAAGGGATATTTGATTAACCCTACAGGATAGTAGGGATTACGCTACGAGGGGTTATTAAGGGAATATCAAACCCGACATGGTTATTATACGGGTATATCTGCTGCAAGACAAGTTTATTTGATGAGTTTCTTGCAGTTAATCGGCTTCGGTCCAAAGGTCACCATCGGATATAAACTGATTCAAACCCATCGGTGATTCGGTCATAGGGGGAATTGGTATATCAGGAATAATCTTGGCGATCTGTTTTTCTTTATATTCAGGATCGTCAATCATCTTTTGCTTCAGCGCATTTGATACCTTGGCTTTATAGGTAGCAGTAAAGACACGGGAATTACCGCATGCTCGCGAACAGTACTTACCTTGCTTGGCGAATTTAATACCGCACGTGGGGCAGTTCTTCTCGGGATATATTCGTGTGCGTTTAGTTGGCATGGCGATTGTGGAAGGACAAGAGATCGG